GGTGCCATCACTGCCATTGGCGGCATCGGCATCGCCTTTGCCGGGGTAGGCAAGGCGCTCGATGCTGTCGGCCAGAGCATGGACTCGTTCTATGCTTCGCAGGGTGACAAGGGTGCGACTGCCATGGCGTCCATCACGCAGGCCATGGACGAGTTCAAGGGCTCTCTGTTCACGGCGGTAGTTGGCACTGACGACCTTGACGCAGCCACCGCCACGGTCATCACGACACTGAGGACTGCCAAAGAGGTGTTCGAGCTGCTGCTCACACCCATCTCGTCAGTGTCCACGGCTATCAGGCAGGCAACCAGCGACGAGGTGCTGCTGGGTGTTCAAATCTATGAGACCATCAAGGCACAGAAGGCCTATGCCGAGCAGACCGCGTTTGTTGTGACGGCCAACAACAACAACAAAATAGCGGTTGATGCGCTGATTGAGTCATTGAAGATAGAACTGTCGACGCAGCAGGCAATCAAACTTGCCAACGAGCAAAAGAGGCTCGGGCAGATTGACGAGGCCATTGCGTCGATTGATGCTGGCGTGAACGCTCGTGCCTCGATTGCGGGCGAGATTGCCATGGCAAAGGAGCGCGAGGCAGTACTCGGTCCGATGCGCGAGAGGTTGAGAAAAGCAGCGCGAGAGGACGAGAGGAATCGTCCCGGGCATGTGCAGGCAGAGAGCGACGCGAGCATCAACAAGCGGGCACAGGGTGTTTTTGAGAGAGACTCTCGCTTGATGGGCATAGTGAGAGAGCGAGAGAACAAAGCATACGCTGCCGCTGTGGCGCAGAACAGTGAAATCGGCACCGACGAGTTGAGGCAGCGCAACACGCTACTGACTCAGAAGGCTGAGCTCGAGCAGAAGTACGCTGAAGAGCGCCTAGCAGCGAACACAGCAGCACCAGCACCCAAGGCCGGCCGAGTCAGTGCCGGTCCTGCCGCACCGACTGAGACCGCAGCAGAGATAGAGGCTCGTGAGCTCAAGGCCATCAACGACCTGCGGCTAGCCAACACCAAGGGCGAGCAGCAGCTCGAGCTCGAGAACATGAAATGGGATGATGAGCAGCGCGATGCCAAGTACGAGAAATCAGTTGCAGCGTTGCAACGCTTGAAGGATTTTGAGAAGCAGATGGAGGATGAGCACGATGCCGAGATTCATGCTCGAGGTGAGCTGACGGTGGCCGAGAAAGAGGCGCGCAACGCTCGCATCCTCAAGGGCATTCAAGACCTGGCAGGCGAGGAGATGGGCACCTACATGCAGAATGCTGGCAAGCAGCTCGCCATCGGCAAGCTATCAGCCAAGGCAGCGGCAGACATGGCACGCACGGCACTAGCCAACATCATCATCGGCCATGGCGACGAGGCTATGGCCAAGGCAGGCATCATGGCAGCTGCGCTCAACCCTCAGGCTATCCCTATGGCAGCAGCAGGCGTGGCGGCCTATGCCATCGGTAACGCGATGATGCCGACGGCTAAGCCGACAGGCACGACGCCGGCTACCGAGAAGGCATCAGAGGACAGTCAAGGCACCAGCAACAGCTACGCATTCAACCTGCGTGTTGACTCAGTCTTTGCCGACGGCGAGAGCATGGCTCGGCAGTTTGCTATGCTGCAAGAGAGCGCCCGTGCACGCGGCCTGCTCACACAAGGTGCCTACTAATGAACTTTCCGCTCATCACTTGGTCAGAATCGGTCGGCATCATCAATGTCGACGGCAACGCGCCACCGGCACCCTACGATGCAGCTCAGGTTCGGTATGGCTTTGGCATAAGCAGCACGAGCACCAAGGCAGCAGCCAACGACACAGCGGCCGACTACCTAGCCGAGTCCATCAACGCGGTCTATGCGGGCATGATAAGCGCGGTGGAGTTCGTCTACACCGACGGTCCCGGCCCCTCGAACAGCCCGCTGCAAGTCAAGTTCACCTATCAGACCCCCTCAAATGTCGATGTGGTCATCAACTTTGGCACTACTCCACAGGCCAATCAGTTTGGCTTTGCAACCTCAACCACCACCTTCTCTTACCTTGCTACCGAGAAGTACACGCTCATCAACCCAGGCATGTTCTGGGGTCCAGGCGGTCTAGCAGGTGATGTGCGTCGGATGCTGACGCAGCGAGCGGCCTCGAGCTCGAGCGACATGAGCGGGCTGACGACCGACGTGGTCAACTGGGGCGCGGTTGCCGACCTCGAGATGATGAGCACCATCTTTCCATGCGCCAACTACACTCGGTGGTGGGCAGCCATTCAAATCTATGCCAACGCAGCCAACCGTCTGGTGACTGACCCCAACAACACTTTGGAGGGGCTTATCGAGGCAGCGGCCGAGGGCAAGACCTTTCGGCTCTACCGGGAGCCTTCTATCATTCAGGGCACTGGTCCGACCGAGTACCAAGTGTGCCGTATGCCAGGCGTAAGCAACAAGGGCTCGGCCGAGGACTTCGTGACGGCGGCAGATGAGCCGAGGCTGTGGTCGACGGCCGGCCTCATCTTCCGGGGTGAAACCTAATGAGCGAGCGCGTCGTAGTCATAAGAATCCTTGGAGTTGGAAACACTGCCTCCACTGCTGCTGCTGTGTTCACGACGCGGGTCACAGGTTTTTACACTGGCACTGTCGCTGGTACAGTGGTGTCTTTGTCTGACCAGCTTAGCAGCGAGATAACTATGTTCGGCTCGCTGGGCAGTGACCCCAGCACGAGCTTTACCATCCTGTCGACGGATGTCACGCGCAAGCTGCTGATGAGTCGTGGCAAGGTGCCTGTGTACAATACCTCTGATAGCCAGCCAACTCGTCTGGATGGCTATGTGTTGCCTGCTCAGGGCACGGTCACGATACCGGTGCTTTACCCTTCTCTGTTCACGGTAGGCGACTACTACCGCGTGCAGAACACGGTGTTCAAGATAGTTTCAAACAGCCCTACGCTGACAGGCAACAGGGTATGGGGGTGTGCCAATGTGCCGATAGGCATGACGGCTCAGTCCGAGGTCATCGGCCCCATCGTCTACGATGTCAACGGCACCAATCCTCTTGGCGGCTGCGAGCAGCTGCCGGTGGTCATCACGACGACAGAGACGGATGGCTCGAATGAAGAGCTCATCTTCCGAGGCTATGTCAACAAGGTGAGCAACGACACCTCGTCAGGGCAGCAAAACCTTATCAAGGTCGATTGCGCGAGCATGATGGCCTACATCAAGTCGGCCCCGTTCATCCCAGCATGGGGTACTGTGACGGCCAACACCGTAAGGCGAGCTGGCGAGGTCACGCCTCTTGCTGAGGACGCGGTGCTTGCAGCTGCTGTGACCAACACTCTCTACTACAACAGCGTGTGGGGTCCTCAGTTCGACCCTGACAACCCTGTGACAGGCAAGACTGTCATCAACATGTGGCAGATAAGAGAAGGCGACAAGGGCGGCATTGCACAGATTGATGGCTATCAAGGGGTTGAGTACTACGGCAACTCTCTCATCAAAATCTCCAATGAGGTGTTCATCGACTACGATGGCGGGGTCACCTCGTTGAACAACGGCTTTCAGTTGAGGTTCGAGAAGGGCTACTACGAAACTGGTAGCATCGGGCCCAACGTCAACCTGGAAGTCACCATCTCCGCTGAGTCTCAAGAGCCAGAGGGCGGCATCATGGCCTCTGGTCGTAGCGACCGGCACACATGGTGGGGTACCAACACTAGCCAAGCGCCCGGCATACGGGGCGAGAACTGTGTTGATAGTGCAAACCCTTACACTCTGATGGTCGACTTGCTGCTGGGCTGCGTCAACGGACAGCTCAGCCTAAGCCAAGGGGCTCGCTCGGTGCACGAGTCAGCATGGCTACCATACGACGTTGGTAGCGTCGACGACATCATCGACCAGGCTAGCCTATACGCTCTGGTTCGTGGCCTCACCACACCAGATTTTGTCGGATTCATACCTGGCTCCACTGTCAACCTCGGCACGAGTGAGAGATACCTGCTGCCTTACGAGCACACCTCGGCAAAGACAGTGGGTGATGTGCTCGACGGCATCCTCAAGCGCCTTGGCGCCTACATGGTCTATGACCAAGGCAAGTTCTATTTTGGCTCATGGGCTGGTCCTCGTCAGACACCTACCTTTGTCAACGACTCGCAGTTTTCTGACCCCAGTATCAAGCTGACTTTTGAGCGGGGCCTAAGCCTCATGCGCGTCACTGCCAAGTACTGCGTCGCAACCTCATCTGGTGACCTTGCAGCCTTGACCTACGATGTGCCCTACCTCAACATCGAGCTTGCAGCGAGCGGCCTTGGCAAAGAGATGACGATAGGCCACTGGTACTGCAACAATCGCAATCCCGATGACCCGTACTGGGGCGGCAGTCGGCTGCTTGCCAACGCCTTTGGCCTTATCATGCGGTACAGCCAGAGCGCCGCCCGGGTCGATGTGACGCTGCGTGACGCGGTGGTCGAGCTCGAGGTAGGGCAAGAAATCGCCTTCTCGAGCGACTTTCTCGTCAACAGCAAAGGCGAGATGGGCGTCTCTGTTCTGACAGGCTATGTGCTCAAGGCAGCGCGCTCTTGGGCCACACCGACGACGGCCTACACCATCATCTTGCCCGGCTACCTGTCGGTGAGCAACAAGATAGCGGTATGGTCCTGCTCGGCTAAAGTCGATGATGTGCCAGGTGGTGACTTGATTCAAGTCGATGCCAACTACTTCACCGCGTCGCCTGACATCGCATCAGAGGGCGCGCCTAGCTCGGATGCTCAGTGCTTTGAGCTGACGCACGACTTGATTGGCACATGGTACGATGTGCAGCTGCTCGACCAGTACGGCACGCTCAAGTACCAGGGCGCGCTCGTGGGCGTCTCTGGCAACTTCCTCAACCTGCCTTTGTTTGAGAACTACGCAGGGCAGGGCGACATCATCGTGCTGGCGCCTGCAACATCGTTTAGCGCGGTGCTCGATGTCATCTACGACGTGTTTCAGGCTAGCAACGCTGCGCAGGTCGATGGCTCAACAGACAACGCAAGCAAGTGGGTGCCATGACTTGGACCAAACTAGATGATGATACCTGTGTCACTGACCAGCCGCTGTCGGCCTTCATCGGCAAGCGACTGACTGACAATGTGAATGCCTACGCTGCGCAACTCACCCGATTGAACACCTTTGTTTACCCGACAACCTCGGCCGGTGCTCCCAAGGTCAAGTGGGCCTCAACCAGCATTGGACGCGGCACCGCAATCACTGTCGATGTTGGCATCAATGCGCTGTTCTACAACTTCCGCATCCTGTGTCAGACCACCAACGCTAGCCTCGGTGGCACCTTTACCATCCACGGCATTGACGATGGCGTCTACGTTCAAAAGTTCTTTGCCGGCAGTGCAACGGCCACGGTGGTTGAGATACCTTTCACCTATGCAACGCCGGCGAGCGGGCTGCGAGGCTTTCACATCGGATGGACCTCTGAAGTAAGCGTATCATCGTCAGGCCAGTTCATCATCAACGGCGGGGTAGCCAACCAGGTGTTCTGCAGCCCTAGCCCTGCAGCGCAGTTCCCATTCACTCTTGCGGCTGGATACCATGAGATGTATCACCTGCTGAGAATAGCCTCAAGTGGCGGTCTGCCAGCGCCAGATGGTGACGCGCGACTTTATTATCAAATCTGTGCCTTTCGGTTCAACACGCTTGCTGCCCAGCCGCCTGTTGGCGTGCTGGTTACCTATGGCGACATTGAGACCACTCCCCCTATCTTGACCACTGATACGTCCAACGGCAATCAAAAAGTAAGCAACCTCTACGAGCTTGGCCGGCTCGAGCTCTACTCAATCGCGGTTGAAATCGTAGCAAATGCGCCGGTTGAGATTGCGCCATACGCCTACCAGCAGCCAACGCCTATCAATGCCATTGCAAACCGCATCAACGCAGGCATGTCGGAACTGCAACCCAATGCGGCCACACACATCACCAGCGGCAGTTTCCTCAACTGCGTGCTGCCGGCTGGCGAGGAGCTCACCTTTACCTTCTTTATTCAGACCGACAAGTCGGTGCAGCAGCTGCTCACCAGCTTCAAGGCAGTGGCTTACACGCTTGGTCAAGCTACACCTGACATCACCTTTTCAGTGCGAGACGCTCAAGGCGCTACGGTCGGCACCGACATCACGCATGTCAACATGCCAGTGCCGAGGGTAGCAGCCATAACAAGAAGCGACAGACGTGTGGCAGGAACAGCTGGGTTCATGAACGGCGTGCTAGCAGGTGACGAGAAGTGGGGCCTGCGAGATGCCATGAGCTACACCGATGTGATGATGGGCCTGCCGGTGCGCTTTGCATGGGGACCCAATGTGCAGAACGACATTGCATGGGGCCAGGACGCCTCTGTCGACACCGTCTACACCGGCATTATCACGGCCACCTCTGACCTCTACATCTACGGCTTCAACTGTAAGGTGCAATAATGGCGTTTACTGTACCGACCATTGAGCCAGTCGAGGCTGTCGGCCTCATTGCGGGTGATTGGATTGAGGCATCGAGCATGAACAGCTTGGTGCAGCGTGACCGGTTCGTGTTTGCCACGCGCCGGCGCCTGATTGCCAGCTTGCCAAGGGTAGTGACCACGGCATCGGCATCGTATCAGATAGCCTTCTCCATGCGGGTCATCACGCTGCCCAGCTCAAACGGCACGCTTATGATTGGCTTTATGGCCAGTGACACGAGCGATGTGCGAGTCACTGTTGGCGCTTCACAGGTGGTCATCAGCCAAGTCAGCCAAGGCTCTATCATTGGCGTCCTGACCGGCGTGCCAATCTACACTTGGTTTAGCATGACCGTTGAGGTAGTGAGTGGCACCGGCTCACCAGTGACCATCTCTGGCATCTACATTGCCGAGCAGGTTCTTGTCGCTGCCGACCTCCCGTAACCCCCGCACGAGACCATGAGCATTCATTCACTTGCCAGCCTCTTCTCTGAGCTAAAGCACTGCACCTCGTACCCTACTCGCGACGGCATCGTGGTCAGGACGCCTGGCAACATGCACATCGAGGTGGTCACACGGTTCTTTGATGAGCCCGCTGTCCTTGCGGCCCTCGAGGCCATCGTGGCTGCCATGCGAGAGCGGGTCACGCTGTCGGGCAAGCCTCTGGTGGTGGTCGAGACACCGACCTCGAGCGGCATCACCTGGGACTTCAAGGAGGAGCAGCCCAAGGATGTGCTCATCGGCAAGGTGACCAACCTCGAGCAGCCCGGCTGGCTCAAGGACAAGATTGCCGCCAAGGCTGCGCTCGCTGCCGACATCGCCAAGCTCGAGACCAAGACCCCCGTAATCAAGGCCAAGCGCGGCCGACCTAAGAAGGATTGAACCATGAGTGACGCAGTGGCCTACAACAGCAGCAAGGCAGGGGTGCTCTGGCAGGTTGCCGACCTACCTCTACCGCTGCGCTCGCTCGACCCTTCTACCCCTGTTTTTGCGGCTGCTGTGAGCACCCTGCAAGCGCAGCATGGGGTGCCTGCCGACGGCAAGCTGGGACCCGGCACGCTCGCTGCTCTCAAGGCACCGCCTGCTGCACCTGCTGCACCTGCCGCGCCCCTCAACATCACTGAGGCTGCTCTGGCTCTTATTGCTGCCGCCACGGCCGAGGCCAACAAGGGCGTGCGAGAGGTCGGCAAGAACGCAGGCCCCGATGTCGAGAAGTACCTCCACTGCCTCGGCATGAGCAAGGGCTCGCCTTGGTGCGCTGCCTTTGTGAGCTGGTGCGTCATGAGCAGCCGAGGGCTCGCCAAGCCGCCCAAGTGGTGCTCTGGCTCGGCCGTCTCGCTGTTTCAGATGAGCGGCCACAAGGCTGTCAAGGTCACGCCTCTCGATGTCGACTTCAAGACCAAGGTCAAGCCAGGCTACATCTGGTCACGAGCTCAGGACCCTGCGGCAGCCTCGGCAGCTCGCAGGGGCTCTTGGTGCCAAGGTCACACCGGCATCGTGGTTGCAGTCGACGCTGTCGGCTTCCATACCATCGAGGGCAACACCAACTCAGCCGGGAGCCGAGAGGGTGACGGTGTCTATCGCAAGACGCACAAGTGGTCAGACGCTGAAATCATCGGCAAAACGGTCGGCTGGTTCGACCCTGCAACAGTCTAGGAGGCAACGTGGACAAGGTTCTCAATCCAATCACGGCAATCGGCAGCAATCTCACAGGCTTGGAGGGCTGTGGCGTGACCCTGACCGCTCCCAACACGGTCGACCTATCGGGGGGTGCTTACGCGGAACCTTATGGCGTCATCGTAAAGGGCTGCGACAGCACCACGCCCGGCATCTATCCCTCGCCTGTCGCGGATGGGTCGCTTGTCGTTATGCCGCAGATTGGCGACTTCGTGTGGGTCTGCATCTCGCCCTATTCCTCCAACATCAAGGTGGGCGATTGGCTAGGGCAGCAAGACAACGGTCAGTTTTGGAAGTTCAGCGACAACTTGCAGGTAGGCTACCGCATTTGGGGCAGGGCGATGACAGAGGTCGTCGTCGCGTATCCTGCCAACGGGCGATGCCTGATGCGGTTTCAGCCTGAGTTCATCTTCCATTGGTCGAATCCCTAGTCACGATTCGGAGGCATCATGGTCAAGCTCACACACAGCAAAGGTCGCATCAACTGGGGCCTTCTCGCAGGTGGCCTAATCGGCACCGTCGTGCCCGTCCTTGTTACGGCCATCACAGGCGGCATGGGTGCGGTCACCATCCCCATGTGGGTTGCTCTCGCCAGTTCGGTCTCGGCCCTCGCTGCCGGCAATGTCGAGCTCAAGACCAAGGTTGAGCGGGCTCTCGATGCCGACGCAGCCAAGACCTCGGTTGACACCAGTGGCGAGTGAGCGCACCGGCTCTGTTGAGTCGATTGCTGCGACGGCCGTCGTCGGCCTGCCAACCATGTGGCGCGTCGTTACTGTTATCGGCTCTCTTGCGTCGACCATCATCCTGCTGCTTGGCTCCTTTGCCTTCAACATGATGCGGGAAGAGTGGAAAGAGCTGCGTGCAGAGGTCAAAGACATGCGGCACCGCCTGGACGACATGCCGGACGCTCC